TGTTCTTTAGTCGTATCGGTTATATCTGCTGCCAATTTATCTAAGCCATCATTTTGTAGGACTTGGATAATAGCATACTGAAAAGCATCTGTTTTTTGTGATTTAAACTCCATTGGCACATAAACCCCCTTTACAGACTTTTTAACGGCACTTTCGCTTATTTGAGCCATCTTGGTACCCATAGCCAAATGGAGCTTGTAAATGGTCTTTTTAAGTGCTTTGTCGCTAATTTTAGAATAGTCTTGTGTACGGCAATAGGTATTCACCTGATTTTGCAGTTCTTTCTTGAACTTAGGCGAATATTGTTTTAATGCGTTGGCATATAGTTTTCTATAATCTTGCCAAATCATTTTATGGGTTTAGGTTGTCAGGAATATTCAAAGGTTGAAATTGGTCAGTAGGTTGCAAAGATGAGGGAATATAAAGTTTCTCCATTTCCTCTTGTGGAATATACTCTGGAGTTTTAATACCCATAATCTCATTCTTTTGAGAAGGTGGAATCCACCAAGCAGTATTTAACCAAGCAACTTGCTCTGATTTATTAGCTTCTAATTCTTGGTAAACTTGAATATCATATCCTACATATAATCCACTATTTCTATATCCCCAGTCAGTATGTAATTTTCTATTTAAGTTCTCAGTCAAAGCATCTAATAAAGGAATAGCACATCTTAAAGTTAATGCCTTCTCTCCCTCTAATTGGTTGTTGTAAGTCTTGTTATCAGAATCGTTTAATAGTTGTGATGGTACTCCGTAAATATTACAAAGAGCCTTCATATCCCATTTCTCCGATTCAATTATATTAAGTTCTACTGGACTAAGTCCTATTTGTTTCCAGTCAACCTTATAACCTGATACTGCAATTGAGTTAAAGTTTGATGCACCACCTTTCTCGCTGATTGCTCTCTTTAATGCTTGTGCTTGTTGATTACCACTTATTGGGTCGAATCTATCATCGTTCATAAATAAAACCCCTGCTGGTCCACCATTTTGGAATGATGCAACGGCAGCAGTCTTAGCTTCGTTACTTCTAGTTAAAGTTCTTGCTGCTGCTAATAATGGACTTTGTCCGTATAATTGACTACCTGTAACTGTCCATTGAGGATTGTAGTATTTATCGTGTAAGATTTCTTTAGTGTCGAAGGACCACATTGCTCCGTAGTATAATTGGTAGCCAACTCTGGTAGGTGGGAACACATCGATATTTGCAATAATAGCCATAAACTGAGCAGGTAAAGCAAATAGTTCAAATGGCTTCCCTTCGTTATTACCAGCTTCAATAAGTTTTCCATAGATAAATGAATTTCCTGTTATTAACTTAAATCCACACCATTGCTCAACTAAATCTGACCAAGTATCTTCACCATTAGGATATTTTAATAAGTCGTTTAGTCTTTGGTCTCCAGTATATATTTCAAATGCTTTCTTATGTAATTCGTTTACCTCTTGCCAGTTTGTAATCTTATCTGGTTGTTTCATTAATGACTTATATCTTTTAGCAGATATTTCATCTTTAACTTTATAAACGTGAAATGGAGCAAGTTTTGCTTTATCAGTAATTAGTTTTACGATTGAGTAAACTATATCATTAGCTGCATATCCATCTTGTACGAATGACCTTGCATCACCACCTTGCCAAGTAACGATTCCACGTTGAATAGCCACACTTGTATCAAAAGGAATATTAGGTAATAGAGTGTTAATCTTCTTTTTAGTTAAGAAGTCGAAAAATGCCATATTATTAGAATTTAAACAAAGTTATGATTTTTACATCAAAATACACTTACTTGAAATCTTGGCGAATATTCAAAGAACATTCTCATAGCTAAACAATCACTAAAATCAGGAGAACGACCTATTGCTGCTTTGACTTTATCTTTAGGAATTACTCCTTTTTTCATATCGTTATCTACTGACTTTTGTTTCACTTGTTCTAGTTCCTGTATGATAGTTTGTTTTTGTTTACCATCGGCTTGAATGTAAAGTTCTGCTTTGTTAATCATATCTGCTAATTTAAAATAGCATTGAGATTTTAGGTTATCAAAGTTTTCCTTTTGTCTTGTTACAGGGTTTACTAATGGAGAACTATTATTGACAAATCCTTTGCATCTAAGAATATCTACTACTCCACCTCCTACTCCATCCTCATCACAAACAATGTTAGATGTAGGTACTTTGTGTTCGGTTGCAAAGTTCTTTATAAGTTCAGCGACCTCAACAACTGATTTACCATTGAATTGATAAAACCTAACACGAAAGCCACTCCATATACCAATAACAGTACTGTCATTACCAAAGCGTGCCACATCGCAAGTAATGTAAGAATCCCCAATAGGAACAAAAGTATTGGTAAAAGAATCAAGTATTTTATCATAGTCTATAAGTTGTGCAGGGTCATCTAAGTATTCCCAGTTACCAAATAAAAGCCTCTCCTTTGATACACTATCCAAAGTTAGTAAGTTCTCTTTGTAATGCTTAGATATAAAAGGATTGTCATCTATCAAGGAAGTAATAAATTTTTTATTCTTTGCTATACTTCCATCTTGTTGTGGCTTATAAAACTCTGAGTAAGTCCAATTCTTTGCTGGGTTACAAGTGTAAAGAATCTTAGGTACTAAATCGTTTTGGTCTAATTGGAATCTTATCCTTGATTTAATAATATTTCTAGCCTTATCATCTACTTGGTTAGCCTCATCAATAAAAGCATCTGTAATCTCTAATGAACCTAATTCATCAAAGTTAGGGTCGGAAGGATAGGAGTAAAGGTCTTTGAGTAGGATAGTAGAACCATTAGGGAACTCTATTGTAGAAGATTGAGCATTGAATTTAAAATGCTTGTTGGCTTCTAACCCTTGCATTTTAGCTATTTGAAAGAAGGAGACTAAGGTAGTTTCTTTTAGAGTTTTTAACACGGCTCTCCCAATTAGTCCTCTTGTATTGGGATATTTTAATCGCATCTTTAATTGCCAATAACACCCCAAAGCTGTTTTTCCTCCGCCTCAACCTGCCCCGCCTCCAAAAAGAACCTCGTTTGTGCGAGTATCTTCAAGAAGGTCAAGGGCAGTAGTTTGTTTTATTGATAGTTCCATTAAATAAATTGCTTGTATGTCTTGTTTTGTAATATATCTTTTATAACCCATTCAGATACTTCGTATGCTTCAGCTAACATTTTTCTTGTTATAACATTTGGAGTATAAGTTTCTCTAATTTCAATTACTTGTTCTCTAGTTAGATGTTTATTTTCCCCTGAATAAAAAAAGAATCTACCCATCATTATTGAATGCTGAGTGTTTTGCTTTGGAGTAACCCATTCAAGGTTTTCAACTCTATTATCAGTCTTGATTGCGTTTATATGATTTACTTGTGGCAAATTGCTTGGGTTAGGTATAAAGTTTTCAGCTACTAATCTATGTACTTTTCTTGTTACTAATTTACCATCTTTCATTAAACCAACCCTACGATAACCTTTATTATCAGTTGCTGGTTTTAGGATGGCTTCTCTACCTTTTACTCCATATTGAGTTTTAGTTAAAATGTCTCCGTTTGGATATATCCAATAAAGACCCTCAAATCCTTTTAGTTCTTTCATATCTTTTTTTACAAAGATACTAAGTTTTAACCACTCCCCAAATTATAGGCTTCCTGTTTTTTCTACATAGGTTTTCTTCTCCTCCCAATTAATTTGAAGTCCTCCAGATAGTTCTATTTCGTTGGTTTGTTTTGCTCTGCCTTCTAGTCTATCAAGAATCTCCTGATAAGCCTTTAAATCACCTTTAAATGCCTTTTGTAGTACCATCATATCTAATTGCTCTGCCACACTAAACTCCTCTTTCTCACCAGTAATAGGATTAGTCTTTACTTGGACCAATTCTAATAATCTTAGCAATCTAGTCTTGCTATTAGGTATTCCTTTAGGTCTGCCATTAGGGTTTCTAATTTCCCCTTTTTGAGCAGGTATTAAATTTTGTTCGTTTGCCATATTCTCTAATCTCTTTCTTAATTATTACAAAGTTACTCCACAATTAGGACAAGTCTTGCCACCTTTGGCATTATCCTTTGGTTCTTCTATATCATTGTTAGCAAAAGCTGGTATATCTAAACCCCATTCATCTAGTTCTATAATATTCCATTCGTTGGCTAAAGCATCCCAGTCGTGTTCGCCAAATGAAATATTATCCTTAATTATAAATTCTTTCTTTTGTGCTTCGGTTAGATTGTTAGCGTGTATTACTGGAACATCAGTTAACCCAGCTTCAATACAAGCCTTTAACCTCATATTACCACCTAAAACCATATTGTTCTCATCTATTACGATAGGTCTAAGTTCTAGCATTTGTGGGAAGTCCTGAATAGACTTTACAAGTTGTTTAAACTTATGGTCCTTAATTAATCTAGGGTTATTAGGATTTGATTTTATTTCGGTAATTAGCATTATCTGTTTTTTGTTGGTGTTCGTATTGAAATTATACTATCTACTTTCTTTTCTAAATTGTCATAACCAACCGATTTGCCACATTTAGTGCATTTGAATTTAGTTTGTTTTATCTCACCGAACCATACATATCCTTCGGTAATTGAACCACATTTACAAGTATATAGCTTCTTTCCGTATGTGTTTTTCATTATCTGCCTTGTCGGTTATAAGGTTTAGTAGGTTTGTCTTTAGGACCAGATGTCTTTTTGTACTTACCACATTTGCGTTTCCCAAAGCTAACTTTGTTATTGTTACTTAGTTTTGCCATTATTTGTACGTTTCGATTATTTCGTTTAATTCTGTTCTAGTCCATTTCTTTATTAATCTGGACTGACTTTCTAATTGCATTACCATTCTTTCGCCTATCTTATCTATTAAGTTTCTTCGGTAGCCTATTAGGTGAAATTGGTCGAAGCCATTACAAGCCTTGCACTCTCCGTTTACATTATACTCATCAAATCTTAAAGCTGAACTATTCTTGACAGGCACATAATGACCTGCATCCATTTGGGAGGTATCTTTAGTAGTGCCACACGATATGCAAGTAAAGTAACCATTTTGACTATCTCTTTGTCGTATATAACGATTAAAAATTGTTTGTGTCTTTCCTGTAAGTTTTGGAATGGTTTGTAATGCCATAGCACAAAATTAGATTATTTCTTAATACGGAACGCTATTTGTCTATTTTGGTACTCAAATCTTTTCTTTTTAACTGGATTAAGACTTTCTTTTATTTGGTACTCGTTTACTCCAGTTACTCTTTTTGCGTACGCTACTGACTTAAATTCTATTTCTTCTTTAGTGTCTAGGAATATCAATCTCACAGGTTGTGCGTTCTCGTGTCCTCTTATCTTACTCATATTTTTGGATATATTCTTTTATTTGTATGTAAATCATTACAGAGCAGTAAACACATAGGAATACTGGAACTGAGATAAAAAAAAATTTAATTAATTGTATTGTTTCTTTCATAGTTCGTTGTCGTAATAAAGTTTAAGTGAATATTTTTTGCATTGTTGCCTTATAGTTTCCTCATCTACTAAAATATCCTCTGGCTTCTTAGCTTGTGCCAAATGATAGGCTTTTACTTTAGATTTTATGTACTCAGCTTTATCAGGGGTTATCTTCAGTAGCTTTCGTTTCCATAGATAGTCAAAGCATTGATAGTTTAGGAATCTCCAATCCTTCTTAGATGTTTTCCAATACTCGGCTTCCTCTCGCATTACTTGTTCTTCATCTACTTTCATTTCTATTTGTTTAGGTTGTTCTGGTTCTATTTTGTTTCTTACTTGTACTGCTATTTTTTTATAGGCATTCATTACCTCCCCAATTAACTTAGGGCTAAAGTTTATATGATTGCCAATAGTAAACTTATCCTCTGCAAACATCTTAAATGCTACTCCTAGTTCTTTTAGTTTGTATTGTCCGTAAGATTCTATTGTAAAAGAAACGCATAGATTAAATATTTGATTTGTTGGTACTTGCATCCCACTCAAAGCAATACAGGTCTTTAAATGCTCTGTTACTTCTATCCTTGAGCATTTGCCTATGTGCATAGATTCCATAGCCTTATAAACCTTTATTTCATCCTTATCCAAGATTTTTAAGTCGTTCCCATTCAAGTTCTGCGTAGCTAAG